AATAAGCTGAAGACCAATTTGTCTGTATGTTTTCAGATAAAGGATATAACATTCCATCTCTAAACTGAGAGATACGAACCCAATTTACATAATCTGGAGGTAATACAAATCGCAATTGATTTGTAATGTCTAACTGAAGGATTTTTATTTCCTTCATCGCGTCATAATTTAATTCTTGAATACCTCTTTTTGCATGAAACAAAATTTGATATCGTTCTATGTTGTTAATTAACTCATGGTTTCCCTGATACATTAACATAAAATTATTTACAATATCATTTAAAGAAAGAAATTGATATGAACCCCAATTTTCATCAGCTGGAGCTGTTCCTGAATTTTGATAATATGCGTAATCGTTTATATATGCCATAATAAATATTCTTATTGGTTATCCTTAGCTTCTTCACTTTGCCCAAAAGCAACTACATCTGCTTCTCTAATTTCTACTCCTACATATTGACATATTTTAGCAACTAATATTGGCTCGTCTGATAAAGGTAATTCAAAATCTTGATAATCAGCTGCAGAAGAATCAAATAAAGGTTCTCCTCCTACCAATATTACATAAGTCCAATTAGGAGGATTAGGATACCTAACATATTGAGCAAATATAGTTCCTGGAGTTGTTAAAGTAGATGGATAAACATTTACAGTATTTCCTAAAGAAGTGTTATTAGCATTTCCTAATACATAAGCAGGATATCCAGTAGATGGAGAGGTAAGTGGCGATGAGTTTAAATAAAATATTTTATTTTGATTAACTCTTTCAACCTCCACTATACCAGTATCAGCTACTATAGTATATGTATTACCTATTGTTGCAGCAGATCCAAATATATTATCACTTAACGTTAATTCAGTATTACTAACAATAGCAATTACATAAGCACTTTGTCCAGCTGTAACGCTATCAGAAGTTACTGATGATACTAACTGACCTAAAATAGATGTATTGGATGTAAACGTAGCTGTTGCGTCTGTAAGCGTGTTGTTTGCTGCCGCTGTAGTAACTCCAGATAATATTACTGTTGGATAGTAATTTAATTTATTAATTAAATAATAATTACTTGGCAATGAAAATAAATTTACTCCATTGTTAATTAAAGTTTGTGTAGCAGAAAAACTATCAATTACCTCAACCAATCCTTTTGATATATCAGCATATCCGCTTCCAGATTGCCTTAAATTTTCTTTTATTATTTGAGTGTTATAAGTATAAAAATAATCCTCAAACATATCCATTTGAGCTTGTTTAGCGTAAAGATTAAAATCAGCAGGAGATATGTATCCATAGTTGTTTTTATTCGCTATAGCTAATACTGTATTTCTTACATCGTTAATAGGCATAATTAATTCTTTTTACAAAGATAGCAAAAAAAAAGAGGCTACTTTTTTTTGTAGCCTCTTGATTAATTAAAGTATGATTGTATTATTGTATTCTTAAAAAGAAGAAATCTTGACCAGCTAACCAGGTTACATTTACAATGTTTTCCTCTGGATTTAAAAGTCCCGGGAAATCAAATGATACATCTGTCCATTCAGTTGCTAAAGAAGAAGTTATAGCTTCTTGTATTGCACCTCTCATTGCTGAGTTTGCGCCTACTGTAGAAGAATATGCATAATCAATTTGAGCTAATGAACTACCAGCTGAATTATAAGTAATTTCAATTTCAGAAGAAGTAGTTGCGTCATTTGAAACATCTGCAATTCCTGATGATCTTAATATTACTTTATAATCATCTGCACCTTCTCTGTATACAAGATAATTTTCATTATTTGCAAATATATCATCAGATACTCCAAGCGTAGTTTTTGTTACAGAAGTAACTAATGTAACAACTCCATCCGTAATATTACGAACATAATCCCCAGGCTTAACACCTGATAAGATAAAGTTGACACCTGATGCATCTATTAAAAAATCAGCTAACGTAGCACTTGTTGTTCCGTATTTTAATACCGTATATTCTGGCATATAAATAAAATATGCTGTAGCATCTGGTACTCCAGTTCCTTGATCTGATGTTGGTCCAATAGCTAATAACGTTAATTCTGTATCAGAATCAACAACCGTTACAAGATATTTTTGTCCTCCATTTTCTGCATTTGTTACTCTATCCCATACAATTGCATTAACAAGAACAGTTTGAGTAAAAGTTGCCGCTGTATCTGTTAATTTAAGCGTAGCAGACCCATTTGCTGTGGATGTTCCAGTTTTTACAACATTAAGTTGTTTAAAGTTTATAAATTTTTCCATTGTTTGATTCATTATGCTATTGCAATTGCACTTAGCGGATTAACATTTAAAAAAGATCCTGCCTCTAATTTATAATTTACAGACATTCCAGAAACCATTCCCTTTGGTCCATAAGGCTCTGAAACATTTGTCCATCCTTTTGTTAGAGCTAATACTACTGCATCCTGTACGGAAACCTGTAGTGCTGGAGCTGCTGCTGCTGATGCTGCTGGCCAAGTTAAAGTAATAACTTTTCCTCCTAAATATTTAATTGAAACCGTTGTTGTTGATGGCTGACCTATACTGCTTATTCCAGTTATAGATACTAGTTGTGCTTGACTATTTGTCCCATTAGCATCTAATACTGGGATACTTAAAAATTTTTCCATAATAATAATAATTTATGTGTTAATAATAATTTTAAACAGTAGTGATATCACTCACTGCATATTTTGGTGTTAATACTTCAGCTACATTAAACCAAGCTGTACTCAATACATCTTGCATTGCACCTTGAATTATAGATCTAAACTGTGTTCCAGAATTTGTTCCTGAAGACGCGCCCACTGTAGCGTGAGTAATGGTAGTTACTTTTCCACTACCATAAGTAATAACTGTTGATGTTGGTGCTGCTGCACCTGCGCCTACTTCAATAAGCTTAACATCTGTACAAGAGACAATTTGTTTTCCTTCTCCGGTAACTGCAATATTTAAAAATTTTTCCATAATAATAATAATTTATGTGTTAATGAAATACAAAGATAACAAAAAAAAAGCCACCCTTTTAAGGTGGCTAATTTTCTAATTTATAGTGTTTTAATCTTTTTTATTTTTTAATTTATTTGTTAAAAGTTTATATACCTGTAAGCCTTCATCACTTTGCATAAAAGAAGCTATAATATAATTTGGATCTTCTCCATAAGGTATAGTAAGCATTTTCTTTTTATTATTTGGAAGATTGTAGTATACATCTTTTTTATTGTTTCTATAAGCTATAAATCCTGCCATCATAAATTGATGAATAGTATCCATTAACTCTAACATAGGATCATTTATGGTATCCATAAAATCCTCTGGTCTAGCTTTTGCATATAAAAGAATATCTCTTTTTAATTCAGGAACAGTCATATTATCTACACCATTACCCATTAAAACTCTACATACTGAAATTAATCTTTCTACATCGCCTGTAATTTTTTTAGCTTCTATTTGAGCTTCTAATTCCATCTCTACCCATTCTAGTTCAGCTGAAGCATCTCTTTCATTATTTATTTCTTCAAACACCATTCCATTTCCTGGATGATAATGTAAAAATAATTGTAATGATTGATTTTGTTTTTCAACTGTTAACATTCCATCTTCAAAAATAATTGGCTCTAAAATTGCATTCCCATCTTGTTCGTCTTCAAACGGACTTCTTTGGTTTCTTGCATAACGAAGTGGTTTATTAATACCTTCTTCTTCGTCAAAATATAATAAAGGTGATCTTGATGAATGTCTTGATGATAGCATGTATGAAAGTGGTTGCTGATCATTTGAAAGTCTGTAAGACTTGTTTTCGTACTTTTCTTTTTGTTTTGTCATTATAATATGATTTAATTTGATTTATATTAAAAAAAAGGGAGGCTCATCAGAATTTTTATTGCCTCCCTTTAATTATTTAATTACTTATGCATCTTGAAATAAGAAGAAGTTGTTTGCACCTAAAGTACATACAGCTCTTTCAGATAGGAAGTTTACTTCCATCGCATCCAAGTCACTTGTTTTTGCACCACCAGCAGAACCAGTAATCCAAGTTTTGTAACGTCTATCTTCAGTTTCTGAAGCTCTATAACGTACATGTAAGAATGGTCTCTTAGCGTTCTTACCTAAGATTTGATCATAAACTGTAGTTGAACCAGCAGGAACTAAAAGTCCGTTGATTTTACCAGCTTGTAAACCACCTCTCATTGTAGGATCGTTTAAGTATTTCCAGTCAGACTTGTAGAAATCATAACCTCTACGGAATCCTGTAAAACCTAAATTTAAAGCCATATCCTTATCATTGTCAAATAAACCATAAGAAGTTCCTCCTGCTCCATAAGAGTTTTGAGAAGCTAACATATCGTCAATATCAAATGAGAATTGTCTGTTAACAAAAATTACATTTTCTTCAATAGCACCTTGCTTATCAAGTCTTTGAATAACATTGTCAAATTGAGCTAAAGCAACTGGGTTTCCACCACCGAATACATTACCTCTATTTCCAACTACAAAGAAAATACCATCAGAACCAGAACGACCAGCTACACCTGCACCTACTCCTACACTCTGTAAGAAATCTGCTGCACCCGAAGCCGCCTCTGCTGGAACTGCTTCCACCATTGCTGTCTCTAAATAATCTTCAAAACGAAGTCTTGTATCATGTTCAGATTTTAAATACCATAAGTATCCAGTTGCACCATTTTCAGATGTAACTTCAATCCAACCAATTTGAGCCATATCAGAACCAGAAACAGAATACTTGTCTTTGATAATAATTGGCTTGTTGTCAAAAATAAAGTCATCAGACTCATTAGATCCAACCATTCCAACTGTTCCTTTTGAGAACTCAGAACCATAAATAAATATATCACAACTTGCTGCTGCCGCCATTGCTTGACCGCCTGCTTCATAATAAGCTACAGTAAATGTTCCTGGAGCTGCTGAAGTTGGAGCTACTTTAATAATTGCTTTATTCTGTAATGTAGATCCAGCTGTATTGTCAGAAATCATTACTGTTTGTCCTACTCTAAGTGTAGCTAAAGTACCTGAAGCGGCATTTAACTGCGGATTAAAGTTTGTTGGATTGTTAGCACCTGTTCCTGGAGCTACGCCAACACCTGGTATAGTCCAAACACCATCTACTGCACCTGCTGCTGAAGCAGAAGTACATCCTTGATATTTTGTGTGTAATCTTCCTTGTTCTGCCCATTTGATAAGGTCAGAATTAGAAGGCATCTCAGCGCCAACCATTCTTAAAAATGATGCTACTGATCTGTTTCCATAACGCTCAAATTCCTTTTCGTAAGTATCTGGAAGATACTGATTTAAGAAATCAAAGTTAGTTATGTAGTTTGTTGATAAAGGAGTTTGTTGCGCACTTGGCTGCAAGTCAAATCCTGGAGTTAAATTTACTGCCATAATTTTGATTTTTTTTTAATTTTTAACTTTTTTTAATACTTCTAATTTTGAGTCCTCTTCCGTCAGTTCTGCTATTACTATTCATTGAGCGTATCTTTGTTCCGTCTTTTGCAACAGTTTGAGAATTTGACCTTACATCCATGTTAATGTTTTTTGATTTTCTTGAAACATTATCCACAGTGTTAGCCACGCCTTGGTCATAGAAATATTGAGCAAATTTATCAGGATTCATCGCTACCGACAAAGCCTTATGATAACCTACCGCATCTGTTATTAATCCATCATCATCCAAATATTTACCAATAAAATTGCCAACATTTGATTGAACATTTTTTAATTCTTCAGCAGTACCAGGTTTAAACGTAATATTTTTATCAGACACATTAAAATCAAAACCTTTGAAATCATTGTTAAACAAATTATTTGTTTTGTCTTTAAAAAATTGTGTTTTTTTTCTGTTTTGCTCCTCAACCGTTTTAGAATCCTCTATATAACTTTTATAAGCATTAAGGTTTTTTTCTTGATCTTCAGATAATGCACCCCCACTTGACTCAAGAGGAATGTTGTACTTACCTTTCTGTTCATTTAAAAACTTCTTTGCCTTAGCAAGTTCTCGCTTTTTCGCTAATTTAACTTTCTTGATTTCTCTTGGTTCATCTAGGTCCTCATCGTAACTAAATTTATCCTCAATAATATCCTGAATGTCTATTTCATCCAACCCTTCTTCGGTTGACGAATAATAATTAGCAAGTACAACATCATCTTCCATGCTATCAATGTCTTTTTGTAAATTATAAAAGTCATTAATACCACGCCCAGTTTCTTGTTTGTACTTTAAATACGCAGATACATCTTCTGGTAAATCACTATTTGCCTCTTTTTCCGCAAACAGTTCATCGACAGATGTTATATCCTTGTTATATCTATTCTTAATATATGAAAGAACGTCATCTTCTTGTAGCTCTACTTCTGTTTTTTCAACAGGAGTATCATCCACTTTTGTTTCATCAACCGAACTTTCCTCGGAAGGTGAATTACTTAAATTAACCCTATCTATTCCGTCATCTTCATCTGAAGAATCTTCAAATTTTTCTTCATGTTTTTTTAACATTTCTGTTTCAACTTCAACACGAGACTTCTCTTCTTTGGTTACTTCTTTTACTTTGAATTCCATTTGATTTAATTTTTATAAAGTTAATACTATTTAATTTAATTATCTTGGGTTAAATTCTGACAAATCAAAACCATCTAAACTATCTTCATTAGACTCAAAATTTATAGAAGGTAAATTACGTTTTCGTTGCTCAATCATTCTTGATTGATTAGACGATTGATTATTTAATCTATCAGTTTTATTTGTTTCTCTACTAACTTCTCTTTCGTCTAGTTGTGATTGCTCAACTCCTTTTAATTGCATTTGATAGTTAAACTCTACCTCCATTAATTTTTGTTTTAACTGAACTTCCATTTGCATTTTTTGAATCGCCATTTGATTCTCAGCAGTCATTGTTTCCATTTTAGCGGCTGCAGTTGCTTGTGTTATTTGCATTTGTTGTTGTGCAGCTGCTTCCTGCGCTTGCATTTGTTGTTGCGCTTGCATTTCTTGTTGCTGTGCTTGTTGCGCTTGTTCTCTATCTTGTTTTTGTTTACGCTTAAGTTTTAATAATTGATTAGCCATTTTTAGATTATTAATCTCTCTAATGTCTATTGCATCTTCTAAACTAATGTTTTCTTTAGATAAAGCCATTTGAATATTTTGCTCAAGCATAGCTTTCTCTTCTTCATCAGGAGACATTTCTATAAAAACTCCAAAGTCATATAAATATAATTCTTTTATATCTTCAATAATCTGAAGGTTATATTTACCAATCTGCATAGCAAATTCTTCCTTAAAGTCTGCATATTCTAATACATCAGATGTTCTAATAGATAAACATTCTGCTAAACTTCTAGTCATATATAAACTTGCCTGTAAAATATGTCTTGTAGCTGTATTTGAATTTAACGCAGCTAATTTATTTATACCTACTAATGAATTAGGATCCGGCATACTACCATCACGCGCTTCATTTAATCCTGTTACAGACCTAATCATATCTAAATAATGATTATAGTTGCCAATAAGCATTTGCATCTTTCCAGAGCCACTACTAGCGGTTAACTGAGTAATAGGAACTTTAGCATTATTGTATTCACCGTCTTGAGTATAACTACGACCAACAACACTACCAGTTTGAAAATACAAACGTAATGCATCTTCTGGAGTGTAAGCAGCACCAGTACCTAGGTCTACTTCATTTAATCCATCTGCATCTATAAATACACCATCTGGAACCACACGAGATACAACTTGTTGAATCTTTAAATGAGTCATTTGAATTAAATCCGCAAATGGAATCATTCTACGAACTAAAGATTCTACCGCACCTTTATACATTCTTGGCGCACATGCTATATAATTTGGTCTTGCGTATTGATTAGCTGACTTTGGACGAACCATATTTTCTCCTAGTTTCCATTGAAGAACAATATTAGTACCCATTACCATAACACCATCATACCATACATCAATTCTTTTTTCAACTCTTTCAAACTTAGCATCCTTTTGCATTTCTGCTGTTGGATTAAATTCGTCATTTTTTTCGACAGTCTTAAAAGTTCCATCTGCCATTTCTTTTTTCTTGTAAACAAAAGAATGTGTAGACTTATAATTAAAATATAATAATGTAGCAGTATCTCTATTAAACATACTATTATTATAAGCTTGCGCTCCATCATAGTATTGTCCCCAATCTTGACTATACTTAGATATTTCAAGTAAGTCTTCATTAGTTAAGCTAGGATCAATTTTAATTAATTCCCCAATTGGAACTGTTTTAATTTCTCCCCAATAAAAATTATCTTTAAAATAAGGATCTTCTGTGTAGCTGTATACTACATTAGCAGGATCAACATAATCAACTTGTATTCCTGAACCTTGTAAGAACATGTGCTTACACATTCCAATACCTAAAACTGTCTGATCATAATCAACTCTTTTTCTAACGTCTGAATAATGATTTTCTTCTAGTAAAGTATTTATAGCAACCTCTTGAGCTATCTCTATAGCTGGTTTAAATTTCATTTGCATGTAGAGTTCTAACTCTTCATCACTACCCGGTAAGTCTTCTTCCGCTACAGTAAAAACCGGAATATCAAATTGTTTTTCTAACTCTTTTAAAACAGGAGCTGCTACCATATCAGCTTGGACCATATCTTGAAATTGACTTCTTTTTTCAGCAGACATTGCATCTTGAGCAGTTGCTTTAATTTTAAAAAGTCTATCAGACATTCCATTAACTACAATATCTACAAATTTAGGAATAATAGGTACTGGAGTCCAATCTAAATTTAAATGACTTAAATCACCATCTACAGATATTTCATTTTTATATTTTGCAATAGACTGTTCTCCTCTTGCATATAATCGTAAACGATTAAATTCCGCCCATTGATTATAGAACCTACACGAACCATTATCTCTTCTAAACCATTCATATTGAATAGCTTGACCCACTTGTAATCCAAACTCCATTGTGTCTTTAACTTTATCTGACGCAAACTGATCGGGAAAAGCAGCGGAGTTAACTTGTATTTTTACATCTTTCATCTATCTAAGTAATTGGCTAACGGAATCTGTGTTATTATATCTAGCAAAGTTAATGCTTATTTTCGATTTTTCTTTAGTCGGTGTATAGAGGTGTTTTTGATTAGCCATAATCGCTAATCCAGAACTTATTGACGCATCAAATTTTGTTCTATTATTTATATCAAATTTAGCCCAATCCTCCAGGGTTCTGTGAAAATGCATTACCCCCATATCATCTTGGTCTCTATAAGATCCTTCCATATCTAATCCAACGTGTTTTTCTATATATGACTCTATCGCAGAAGCATGAGACTGTTTTACATCTTCACTTGAATTGGGAATTCCACCTAATTCTTTTTCTGTTTTTGATAATTTATTAAAAGTTTTATCAGGCCTATTAATGCTATAACCCCTATAACCTCTGTTTTTTAAATGATACAATAAACGAGGCTTATTGTTTTCACATAATATTGGCATACCGTAAAATACCATAGCCATTAAAACTTCTTCAAAAAATATCTCTGCGGTTTGAGGTCGAGCTATATATTCTAAAAAAAATTCACTGCTTGGAGCATTAGCCATATTAAATTTTGTTAATCCATGTAAAGATCCGTTAGAACCCTTACCGACTACAACTCCAGAAATATCATAAGAATCACATCCAAATGTACCCACATGTTCATTACCTGGATATTTTTTTCCGTTTTTAATTATAACTTTATTTTGCAATGATGTTTCAGGTAACCAAGTTACAAAAAATCTTCCTCTTTTATTAGGGGTCCATATTACTCTAGTGTCTTTAATACCATTTTGCCAGGAAAATGATCCTTGAGTTACATATCTATCTGTAATTAATGAATCATTGTAATCTATTTGCTGATATATTTTTTGAAGATTGAATATAGACTGCTTGCTTTCATCTCTAAACGCATGCGATTCAGTCCTTGGAAACTGTCTGTAAAATTCATTTAATGCATCTGGATCACTTTTTAATGAATCCACTTCATTCTGCCAATAATTTATAGCTCCTTGTGTAATCATTTCACCATCAATACCTAAGACTGGTTTTAATGGATTACTAAAAACAGGCATACCAAATATATCTATAAAGCCTTCCATATTCCACTCCATAGGAATAAACAAATTATATAATCCACTTTTTGTTTGTCCATTAGAGTTTCGTTTTGTACAATCAGAATCGTTATACAATTGTTTAAAATTAGCACCACCTTTATCTAAAGCATTTGAGGTTGACCCCATCATACATTTTCCAATAATCTTACTCCCTAAACGAAGACATGTTTTGGTAATACCCCAGTTTTTTATTATACTATTAGGTTTTTCCCACTTACCACTTTCATCATGAACTAATAATTTTAATTTTTCACCATCATAACTATTGTCTCCAGTATTTTTCCAGTCAATAGTAGTATCCAATCCTTCAATTGAATCTACATCTTCTTCATACATATTTTTTTTAGTAATCTTAGAGGCAGGAACTCTAAACGCTAATTCAGTTTTAGGTTTATCCATACCATCTTGTATGGGTTTAAAAAAGAAAGGATAATTATTTGATATAGGAACAACTTTATCCGTAAACATTTTTTTAGCATCAGCACCTGTTTTAGATAATATTCCAATCCTAGCATCTTTAGTTATAGTACCAATATTTGCACATTCCTCACTTCCCATATAAGAAAATCCAGAACGTCTTATTTTTAAATAACTATTACCAAAACTTCTTTTATCAGCTTTACAAGCCTCCCAATGTATATAAAATATTCTGTTTGCTTCTCTAAAATCCGGAAGTCCAACATCAATTTTAGTATGTTGAATATACATCCAATGAGATCCAGTTATATAAGTAGGTTTTCCATTATTTAAAAACCAAAAACCTTGCTCCCTATAATCAAATTGTTTTTCAATATAATCAACCCATTGATTTTTAAAATTAGCCGGAGCATTATGCCATTGAAATATTGATTTTATATTTAATAATTGTTTAGGAATTATTTGAGCTTCCCAATATTGTTGTTCTTTTTTTAAAGATCTTTTAAATACATCAGTAGATATTTTAGGAAGTGCAATATTTAATCCCTGTACATTTATTATTTGATCAATCTGTCCCGTCTTTGAAATTACAACAAAATTGTATTTTTCATTAAATCCATAAGTCCAAGTCTTGGCTCTATTTTTAGAGGTAAGAACACTTTTTGGAACTATATTAATAAGTTCAGTGTATAGTTTATTTTGATCTTGATTCAGCAAATCCCTTTGGCGTGTTGTTTACTTTATTATCTACTCCATCTATTAAATCTTTTTCTTCTGAAATTCTTTTTAATATTTCAAACGCATCAAATATTGCAAGTTTTTTAGTAGCTGCTGCATTTTTTAATTTATCAGCAGCAAGTTCATCATCCTCACCATATTTTATAATATGTTCTTCAGCTACTTTTATTAATTGCATAACAGCTTTTTCACCAGCTTTTATTATTTGTTTTTTTATGCTTATGATATCCATCTTTGTTTCGATTAAATTTTAATTTTAATTTATCTACTTTTTCTTCCCAGCTTAAATTTTTTTTATCAATATTTTTTTTATTCATAATCTGAAACTTTATAAAACATCACAAAAACTTTCCTACCTTCCTCCCAAGATACATTAGGATATTTGCTATGAAAATAACTAGAAGGATATGAGACCAATCTATTTTCTTCATAACCAACAACCGTACTTAATCTCCATCTATCTAAATTATTAGCATCTACTTTTATCATTTTATCATAATCACTATCACTAATATCTTTAGGTAACTCCCTACCATAAACATCATGTTCCCATAATGCTGTACCATGCAGATTTTCTTTTTCTCTGGGCGATAAATAAAGAACTAAAGCTCTATCAGGTTTCTCACCTTTAATATTTAAATCAGAATGAATACGCCAAGAAACGTCTAATTTATCTGTAGCAATTCTAAAAAAACTTAAAATATT